TAGTTGAACCTGGTGCAGGTATCGAATGTTCAAACTTAGGTTTAGCAGACAACGAATGAACCAATTGATCTTTGGCAGCCTGTAAGTGATGATGCATATCTAGAATCTTCTGAAACTTATCAGAATGCTTATTTACATGGGCTAGGTCTTCTTGCATCTTATCGGTCTTAGTACCAACAGCCTTTGCTGTCTTTACCTTAGCAATATCTTTAAGATGACGGTCTCTTAAGTGTTCAGAGTAACCTTGAACTGATGGCTTAGTACCATCTCTTACGGTCTTATTAATGTAGGTTTTCAAATGTTCTTGATGACCTTCAATAGCACCGTAATGCTTTTTATCGGTACTGTTGAAGGCTTGTTTAGCCTGTGTCATATGATGTTCATATGTATGTGACTGATTCGTATTGAGATCGGCCTTATGAACATCGTCTACAGTACTTATAACATGGACATCAGGGTGTTTAGGGAAGTGTGAAAGATCGGCACCGTATTGTGCTTTCATTCCCGCCAAAGTATTACCTTCGTAAGCTGTATGAACGGCTACTCCAAACTTAGAGCTAGCGATCTTCTTACCTTCTGCCGAACTATGAGTTGTAGAGTATGTAAGAGTATTTGGCTTGAAGTGATACTTACCACCTTCATTTACAACGTCACCGTGTGGGTTATCTTTAGACTTAATACCTGAATGCATTACGTCACCTTGATAGACCCCTGTCTTAGGTGTTACTTTAGGTAGATGCTCTAATGCTTGTTTTAACTTCTGAACCAGACCAGGGGCATGACCGTGATTCTTTTCGATATCTTCTGGTGTATAATTTAACTTAGGATCTTTATTAAACACCGATTTAGATGCAACAAAGAAAGCACCTGTCTCAGGGTGATGCCCGAATACTATAGAAGGTGAACCATCATACTTAGTTGCAATCTTAGTCTTGTTCTTCTTACCGTTAACCTGGTCTTTAACGTCTTCTAAGTTATGATAGGCATGGGCAAAGCCTTCCATACCATCATTAATGACATGGTCTTCAGCATGCTCTAAATGAGTTAGTTTTTCTTCTGAAGCTGCTTCAGAAAGATATAAGTTAAATTGCATCATTATTTTAACATTGAAAATGGATTAGGTTTTCTCGAACCAGGTGCAACGCTGTAAGGGCTATCAGGTATACTTTTAATTTTTACTTCAGCTTGAATTTCAAAATTATCTGATCTATCCCCTACTCTTAGAACTAAATCATTAAGACCTTTAAATATTGGTACTTTAGGTATCTTTAATGGGTTGGTTCTACCAAATTGATAAAAATCATCACCTGCACTTACATAATATGCTGGAGCTGCTTTACCTTGAGTATAATGTAATGTTACGAGTTCACCAACATCAATATTAGGAATCTTTACGATATTTTTATTAGGTAGCGTTTGTAAGTAACTTTTCATTAAAGCTACCGATACTGCATTAGTATCTGTACCTCTTTCAGTCTTTGATGAATATAGGGAAAACTTTTTAATATCACCTTTAAATTTATTTTTAGCTAAGTGTATTCTTAAACCTTCTGTCCATTGTTTAACTACTTTATTACCATTGAGTAAATCAACAATTTTGTCTGTAGCAGGAGATTTATATGAAGCGGGTACTGCCCACTTATTATTTACAAATTCAAATCTCGGATTCATTAGGTTATCTGAGTGATTCATCTTAACCTCAACCCAGTAATCTTTAGCTTTCCAAGTAACCTTTACATCAGGAAAAGAGGTACTGACTTTAGGTCTAACCGCAACTAGACCTTTAGTTTGACCGTTAATATTACCAGCAACATCATGTTCATACTTATCGGAAGCTGCAGACATTTATACCTCAATTGTTATTTTATTATATTTATCTAATAAAAAACCCCCTGCCAGAGGGGGTTCGATCAAATACTTTGTAAGTATTACTTCACTTTGTGCCCTGCAGCCTCAACGTCCGCAGGGTGAGCGTAGAAATGTGTCGCATTCTTTTTTAACGTATCTTGAGTTGAAGGACTACGATCGCTCGATTTATTACTGCCCTTAAAAGTACCCATAGAGCTGGAAGTGTTACCCTTGCTTCCACCTGATCGAGCTTGCAGTTGATCTAGTGTTTCTCTCTTGCCTCTATACCGTGTACGTACACCAGGATACTGCTTCTTGAACTCTGCATGATGTTCGATTGGCATCTTGTTCATAGGATGCTTTTTACCACCAAGAGTGATAGTAGTGTTTTTTGCGTCCATAGCTTCAAAAATCATATCTTTTATGAACTGTAATTCCTCATCATCAGCTTCATTGAGCGGGCTTGTAGATGTTCCTCGTGATAGAAATTCTACTGCTGACTCGATAAGATTTGTTTTCTTTTGTTCCATATTAACTCCGATTGAATATTATGGATTATTTATACAAAATTAGATTTTTAAGTAGTGATTAATGATCTTATCTTTAATCATATCAGGAATACTAAGATACGGCCATTGCAATTCGAATGGGCAACCTGGGCTATCCCATTTTCGATTAACTATAAAATTACGATATTGATCGATATGCTTCTTATCATCAGGGCTAAATCGAACGCGTTGACGTTGTACTTGTGCTAGAACATTCATTCCTTAGTCTCCTTATCATAATTAACCACGTGAATCAACTTCTCACCCATCCAGGGCGAACCGGTTTCGGCTTGAAAAGAGGTACCATCACCATGGTCTTCTTCTATAGCTTTATTCATCCTACGAAACTCTTCATAGGTAATTTCTTTAGTAGTTAGAATACGTTCACCTAAATTCATCTGACTGAACTGCTCGGCTTGATTCATGGTAACAGTATCACCGGCATGTTCGGCTTCTTTACATTCGATAACGTATCTGATACGAAACATCTGAATAGCATCTACAACAAATAAAGGCATAACGACTCCATAATAAATTAATGCCGGTTACGATATCCGGCGTCCCTTAGGAGAGACCGTTCAAGTCACATCAGTTGAAAACTGAGCTGCCAACGGCTGCGTAAGCGGCGGCAATCATACGACGTGAGGGCGTACCCAAACGGTATGCAGTTTTACCATTCTTAGCAGTATTGCTATAGATGGAATAACCTTGTGCGCGCAACTCGGAGATACGAGCGGCCACAGAGGTTTCTGTAGTACCAAACAAACCTGCCATTTGACCGGCAGTAAATTGACGGCCATGTGACAAAGTTTTAAGTACACTGTTTTGCAAAGACATAATATTTCCTTAATATAGAAATGCCCCACCATAGAAAAAGTTACGAGGGCGGCGGTCTTTCCCTCGTAACAGAGAATTAAGCTTCTGCTAGTTCTTTGATTGACTCAAGCTCTAGATCAACTACTTCCTCTTTCGCAGCCTTGATTATAGGCTGTTTCACAGTTTTCGTCAACTCTTTCTTTCCCAGAATCTCGATAATGTCTGATGCATAAGCAACAAACTGATCTTGATCCAACAGAAACTGGCACGCTTCTGGTTTGGTCATGGGCTTGGGAAGCTCAATCAAATCGATATCAGTATCGCCCTGCTTTTGCAAGTTCTTAATTCGAAGAACCTTATCAGAACAGAAACGAACCTTAATCACCCCGTCGTTACGGGAAACACCTGCTACTGTAAACATATCAATGCCTTTCATAATATAAAAAATACTATCAAACGCCCAGGCCTTGACCTGCCATCAGATAGTTGGTTACCTTGGTAACCATAACATCCTTAGACGTTGCTCGCTCTAACTCGTAGATGAACTTATCTTTGGTTGTACGTTTACCAGAGGACTGCTCTATCAGTTCCTTACAGATTACTCGAAAGCTTTCCAAAGTCGCCGAATGATATTGACTAAACAAAAATATCATACCCTCACCACCCACCATATCTTGCTTAACCCGTGCTCGTGAATTAGTTTGAGTCATAATGTATTCCTTTTAAACATATGTTATTATAACCTATTTCAGGGTTACTGGCAACTTTTGGATGGTCGTTACGTCCATAAAAAAAGAGCCTTACGGCTCTTCTTTCTCTAGTTCCTCTACATCTAGTAGACCCCTATCTATTAATTCTGTTACGGTTTCCTCAATACCCTCGTATCTCCCCTTCCAGTAACAGGCGTAACA